GGGATTTTCCAGACCGGGATATTTTTTTAACAAATATGATATCGCTCCACTAGCTGGAGAAGGAATAAAAAATGAAGCATACGAAGAAGAATTAGAAAATTATTTAAGAGAAAAGGCTCAAAAACTTTTAGATACCTATGAAGTAATTTTATATGGACAACATGGAAAAGGAGCTTATTGGGATAGAAGAAAAAATACTATCTGGGCTAGAGCAACCGACCACATTACCCATTCAGCAGAAACAGGGAAATCGGGCGGGCAAAATATAATATTCGGCACAAAGCCAATTCAGATTTTAGTTCCTTATATTAAGATATTATCCCCTCGAAATGGAATAATAGCCGAACCGTTCGCTGGGGCAGGATCAACACTTATAGCAAGCGAGATTATGCATAGGAAATGTCGAGCGATAGAAATAGAACCGATATACGGGGAAGTTATTTTATTAAGATATGAGAAATTTACCGGGAAGAAAGCAGTGAAGATAAATAATGAATAAAAGAGAAACGGCAAAAAATCTGACAAATCTGACAAGAAATCGACAAAAAGAAGATTTTTTAGAATCACTTACCGGCGGGGTGTCTATAAGTGATGCTTGTAAAGCAGTAAATTTAAGCCGGGATACTATTTGGAGATGGCGAAAAAAATATATAGGTTTCGATAATAAAATATTATCAATTATCGATAGTCGGACCCAGACCGTAGAAGATGCTTTATATGCAAGTGCCTTGAAAGGTAATGTTACTGCTCAAATATTCTGGCTGAAGAATAGGGCTAAAGATAGATGGTCAGATAAAACTACTCACGAGGTATCGTTGGAACTTACTTTTGCTAATCTAATGAAAGCGAAAAAAGAGCAGGAGAAAGAAACAAAGACTAGCAGGATCCTATTCAGATGAGGCGGTTAAATTGAGATTAAGCGAGAGGGAAATAGATATTCTAAGCAGTTATGAAGGCGACTGGAATAAGTTCGCTAGAGAAGGTTTGGGAGTAAGACTCGACCAGAAGCAGAGAAGAATTTTAGAATCAATGCAAATCCATAGGAGGACATCGGTTAGATCAGGGCATGCAGCAGGAAAGGACTACGTAGCTGCTGTAGGTTCTTTATGTTTTTTGTATCTGAATATTCCCTCCAAGGTTATCAATACGGCACCTACAGATAGACAAGTTATTAGTATTATGATGTCCGAGATAGGCAGAATATATAGAAATGCGAAGATAAATTTAGGAGGAGACTTGTGGACTCATAAAATAACTTTCTCTGAGGATTCAGACTGGTTTTTATTAGGCTTTAAAACAAAAGACAAGAAACCGGAAGACTGGACCGGATTTCACTCTCCTAATCTTATGGTAGTGGTTACTGAAGCGAGCGGGATAGACCAGGTAACTTTTGATGCCATAGAGGGATTACTTACCGGGAATAGCCGATTAGTTTTGATATTCAACCCGAACAGGACCTCTGGGGAGGCCTATCAGAGTACCAGGAGTTCCCTTTATAAGAAGTTCAAAATGAACTGCTTGAATGCAGTAAATGTTAGGGCCAAAAAGATATTAATCCCGGGACAGGTAGATTGGGAGTGGATTGATGAAAAGATCAGAAAACCGGGATGGGTTACAGAAATAGAAGAAGGAGAACAAAGAAGAGATTTATACGATTTCAAGTGGGAAGGTAAATGGTACCGACCTAATGATTTATTCTTAGTTAAAATTATGGGCGAATTCCCGCGAGCGACAGAGGATACTTTAATACCCTTAAGCTGGGTAGAATTGGCCAACGATAGATGGCAGGATTTACAGGGGAAAGGGGAAGGCGCCTTAAAATTGGGAGTCGATGTAGCCGGCATGGGCAGGGATCTTACTGTATTTGCTTTCAGAAGAGGAGACGTTATTGAAAGACTTAAAGTCTACAGCAAACAGGATCACATGGTAACCGTAGGAAAAGCAAAAAATGAATTAATAAAGAAAGAAGATATCACCTATATAGATTCAGCAGGAGAGGGGGCCGGAGTCTTCTCGAGATTGATAGAACTGAAGGTTAATGCGATTGGAGTTATGGCTTCAGAATCAGCGAAGGGACTGACCGACATGACTGAACAGAGGACCTTTGCCAATATGAGGGCCTATTTATATTGGGCCTTAAGAGATGCTTTAGATCCAGCATTCGAAGGAGAGTTAGCCCTGCCCCCGATAGATGAATTGACTCAAGACTTGACCGAGGTGCATTGGACCACTAGGAGCAATGGCGACATTATAATCGAGGAGAAGGATAAGATAAAAAAGAGGTTGGGACGGTCCCCGGACTATGGGGATGCGGTGGCCAATACTTTCTCTAAAAAGAAGGAGAGGAAAGAAAGTTATGTCTACACCGGATAGTAAAATAAGTATTAAAGATAAAGGTAAAAAAGAACAATCGTATGTTTATGTGGAGACCAGAAAAAGTGCCTCCACTTCGATATTAGATAGATTTGAAGCTGAAGGCCAAAAATCTGCTTTTAAAAAGTCCTCCAAACAGGTCCAAAAAGAAGTCTACGGTATCGGGGGCTTGGTTTCTTATCCCTATGCTCCCGCTAATTTTTTAATTCTAAATGAATCTAATTCGGTATTTTCTGCCTGCGTGAAGCAGATTGCTAAGGATGTAGCCGGATTAGGTTGGAAGCTGGTCCTAAAGGAAGGCAAAAAGGAGAATGAGGCCGAGAGTAAAAAGATCCAAGAGTTTTTAGACAAACCCAATCCTGATGATTCTTTGAGGACTATCCTAAATGAACTGTTGATTGATTGGGGAATAATAGGTTGGTGGGGTTTGGAAGTGGTAAGGGATGCTAAAGGCGAGATTGCAGAGATTTATCATACTCCGGCTCATACCTTTAAAATACACAAGAAAAAAGAGAAATTCTTTCAGCAACGGGGGCTTAAAGAAGTCTGGTTCAAGGCCTTTGGAGCAAAAGATAATATCTCCGCTAAGGATGGGAAGAAAGGAACTTATGACCTGAAGACTAGGGCTAATGAACTGATCTATTATAAAAACTATTATCCCCGCTCTGATTACTATGGTGCCCCTAATATCCTGTCTGCCGTCGGTTCAGTCATTGCCCTGATTGAAATTCGGGATTACAATCTGGCCTTCTTTGAAAACTACGGGGTCCCGGCCTGGATGATCGTCTTAAAAGGCAACTGGTCCGATGACTCACCCAAGAAGATTGAAAAATTCCTGGATACCGAGATAAAGGGTTCCAAGAATGCCCACAAGACCATGGTCTTTAAGGTCAATGAAGGCGATTCCATGGACTCTGAAAAGCTTTCGGTGGATATACAGGAAGGCAGCTTCAGAGTCTATACTCAGCGGTTGATAGACGATGTTTTAATGGCCTATTCCATGCCAGGCTATCGTATAGGACTTAATATTGTGGGCAGATTAGGCGGAACCAATATTAAAGAATCTACCGAGATATATAAGAATGGAGTCGTCGAACCATTGCAGGAAGATATCGAAGATATGGTAAATCATAAGATTATAGAGCAGGGATTAAATTGTGAATGCTATAAATTCAAGCTTAACGATCTAGATATCAGAGATGTAGATGCCGAAGCCAAAAGGTATATATCTTTGATTCAATCAGCGGCAATGACTCCCAATCAAGCAATAAATTTACTGGATATAGGCAAACCCTATCCCGGGGGAAACAAATTTTATATCGGTTCTAGTTTGATAGAGGTAGGAGAAGAAGAACTGGAGAAGAGAGAAGACAAATTTATCAAAACTATAGAAGATCTTAAAGAGGGAATTAACAAATTAGCTGAAGGTGATTTTCTTAAAGAAGTGGGTAAGGAAGAAGAAAGGTCAGAGGATTAGAAGAATGGTAGATATAGAGAAATTCATTAAAAAGATGGAATTAGAAGGTTATGTGAAAGAGACCTTGGCAGAGATAGGCCAGATGTTAGATAAGAAGATTAAAGAAGATATGCCGGGAGTCAAGATAGCTATCAGAATAGAATTGGGAATAGCAGATGGCCGGACTCCGTGGAGGAAAGAGTAAATGGCTATGAAGAAGAGGAGCTAAATAATTATGCCATTAACCAGTAATACCGTAGAGGAATTGGATAAACTTGTAGATATATTTTTTGAGAAGGTAGGCCGCAAGGAAAGGCTAAGTAAGCAGATACTTAAATTGATGGATGAGTGTGAGGCCTATCTATACCCTAAGGTCCGGGATTGGATGCAACTATCCCGGAAACAGATTATCAGAGATATTAAAAATAGAATTCTAAAAATTGAAAAGAAATCCAAGTCCCAAATAATAATAGATTATGTAGATTGGGAAACGATAGAAAAAGAAGGAGAGAGCATAATCAAACCGGCCTATCTTAATATAATGGAAAGATCCGGCAACTTATCCCGAGCGCATGCCAAAATCGAGGCTTCTTTTGACGTAATAAATCCTTTATCGGTAAAGTGGGCCGAGAAATATTCTTATGAATTAATCACGCTGGTAGAAAAGGAGACAAAAAAAGGAATCCGGGAAATAGTGTCCCATGGATTGAAGGAAGGGAAGACGCTTACTCAAGTAGCAAGGGATATAGAACATTTAAAAGATGTGGGGCTAAATGGGAGACAGAGTGCGGCCTTACTGAAATATAGAAAAGCGTTAGAGGCACAGAAGCTCCCTAAAGAGTTATATCTACAAAAGTATACTAAACGTTATGATAGACTTTTGAGAGACCGTAGTGAATTAATAGCTAGGACCGAAGTATCAAGAAGTGTAAACGAGGGCTATTTAGATTCATTGGAGGGAACCCGGTATGAAGAGGTAGAGATATCTTCGGCCGGAGATGCCTGTTCCGAATGTCTGGATTTGGCGGGGCAAAGATTTACGCGAGCCGAAGCTAGAGGAGTCCTTCCAAAACATCCTAATTGCCGGTGTCATTGGATTGTAGTAATTTCCAGAGCGAAGAAGAAACCGAAGGTACCAAAGAGACCAGAAAAAGCAAGCGATAAACTTATAGCCAAATATAAAGATAAGATAGAAGAACAGAGAAAATTAACTAATGAAATTGCTCTTTACAGGAAAAAAGTGCAAAACGCCTATTATCTGGAAAAAGATATGGTAGAAACTAATCGATATCGACTCCTTATGAAAGAGGCCTCTGCCAAGAGAAGGTACAGCATTAATCAAATGAAGATAGGTATGCGCAATGACCTATATGTGGATAGGGCACTCCGTCCAAAATTCAGACCCGAGATATTGTTCCCGGATATAGGACCAGAGCAAAAACGCAAGATATTAAAAGCCATCGATGAGTGTGAAAAATTCGTGAATAAAGATATAGTAGGCAGATATGAAGTTCTAATAAAGAAAGCAGACTCAAGGGCGTTTTACGATATGAAACAGGGGGTATGCTTAAGCAGGTCGGGACCTTACTACTCACTTAGTGAAGTCAATAGAACCGTTATTCATGAATTCGGACATTTTATTGAAGATTCAAGCGGTAAAGTTCACCGCACAATAATGGAATTTTATACCAAGAGAACTAAAGGATGCCCTCTAGAATGGCTGGGATCTGGATTCGGAAGAGATGAGCTAACCAGAAAAGATAAGTTTATCGATGCCTATATGGGTAAAGATTATAAAGGACAGGCAACAGAAATATTGAGCATGGGCCTGCAATATTTTTATAATGACCCTTATAAACTTGCTATCAAAGACCCAGAATATTTCAACTTTATTTACAAACTTGTAAGAGGAGCGCTATAAATGATAACTATTAGAATAGCGGAAGTTAAAGCTACCTTAGAAAATGAGAAGTGGAAATGTAAAGATAGGATAATGAAAAGCATCCTAGACACATTTTCCTATGAGGATATAGAATATTATACTCCTATCCGGGATTTAGCTTTAGCAGAACTAGTAGTTAAAGAGATCGGCGGAAAGATAGTAGAAATAACTGAAATTCCTAAATTCGTAAAGGGTAGGATTTATTAAAAAGTAAATTAAAATATATTAAGATTAAAAATTAACTAATATACCAGATTCGGTATGTTAGTTATTAGATAAAGTAGGTGATTAGAAGTGAAGATAGAGGGAATGACTTCAGAAGAATTAAGTAAAATTTCAGATGATGAATTATATAGCCTGCGCTTGAGATTTATTCAACTTTTCAATAAATGGTTTAAAAATAATAATCGACAGAAAGTTGGTAAATTAGAGAAGAATAGCTTCCTCGATCAATATAGATTGCTACTTAAGGAGATGAATAAGAGGAAACTCACTCATGGTGTTCAAAGCATCGATAGGGCATTATTCAGAAAAAATGTGTATGGGATAAATACATCTTCTTTAGGTGATATAGTAAAAGTTCCCGATTATGTGTCCATTGGTGGCGGTTTTGTCAAATCCCCGAAGGATGCAGATGACCTGGATTTAATTGTAAGAGAAGACGAAAAAAACCGGGATGAAGGGTTGGAATTGAAGCTGTCCCGATTAATGCAGAAGCAGATCGAGAAGGAATGCCATTTTGTTTATAATGAAACCGGGGCTCATTCAACTTACATTCCGCTTTTTGATTTGGTTCTAAGATCAAAAAATAGGATTGACAGGGTTGAAGTTAAAGAAGATTACAGTAAATCGGAGGAAATAGAAAAAGGCATTAAAGAATATTATGAGGGCTTGGATGAATGGAAGCAGGATTTTATCTATGACTTTGCAGAGATGGCCAAAAACTTAAAGGGTAAGACGATACTAGATCTGGGTTGTGGAACCGGCCGGGTGATGCGGGCTTTGATAAACTCGGATTATTATAACTACCAGGTAGATGGCTTAGATAATAATGACTTTGCCTTAGGAATGTGCAAAAAGAAAGGTTTAACTGTTAAAAAGGTAGATCTGGAAAAAGAGAAACTACCTTATGAAGATAATTATTTCTGTAATGTTATCGGTCTTCATATATTGGAACATTTAAAGAATCCCGATGAAATTATTAAGGAAGCTATCCGGGTAGCTGAAAATAAGGTGATATTTATTAGTCCACTTTTAAAGAGGCTTGATCCGACACATAAACAGGAGTTTATTAAGATAGATGATTTCAAAGCATTATTCGATAAAGATGCTGAAATTAAAATGGTCGACCATGGAGACAATACTGCTATAGCAATTATCAAGGTGGCTAAAATCAAAAAAGCCGATAACCTTAAACCCTTCGGAACCTTCATCCCACCTAAGCCCACGATGGCCAGAATTACTGAAGCATTTGAATATTCCCAGATTGAAAACTGGGCTAAGGATAGGTTTCCTCTGGACGTGGAGGAAAAACTTAATGCCTTTAGATGTGTAGCAGAAAAGCTGGGAGATAAACTAAGGCTAAAAACTGAAGGGGATAAAGATAGGACTAAACAACTTGAGGAATTAGTGGAGGTATTAAAAAAGGTTCCTGACGATTTTATACTTGATTTTGGCTTGGGTATCGATAGGGATGGTAAGGCCTTACCCCGTATTATGCTAATGACATTGATGAGTGATGAGCCGGTGTTGGAAGAAAAGGATATTATAAAGGCTACTATATTTGATTTGCCTTACTGGAAAGAAGATCTGCATAAGAAGCCACTAAAGGAGAGAAGAGAACAGTTAGAGAAGTTTTATAGTAAATACCTAAAGGGTGATCCCCATTTTGACTTGACCAATTTTATAATAGTTAAAGATGGCAAAGAGTTAGAAGCTCAGTTTAAAAAATTATCTAAGTTGCCTCAAAGCGAAGGCATAATGGTTAAGGATCTAAACAGTATCTGGGACACTGACGGGAGTATTGAAGGCTGGGCTAAGATAAAGATAGAAGCGGAGATAAAGGTAATAGCCATTAAGAAAATTCCTAACCGGGCCGGCGGTTATAACTATCATTGCGGTTTGCTGCCAGGGGATAGTAAATTTACTAATCTAATTGAATTCAAAGGTAAGAAATATATTGACTTAGGTAAGACCTTTAATACCAAGATAAATGCTAACGTAGGAGATATATTGACTATAGGCATTGAAGAAATTATACCTCAAGAAGATAAATTGCAATGGCTAGGACCAAGGGTATTGGATATTGATAAGGACCGAAAAGAGCCTTATTTTGCTAAGCAGGTGATAGGGATAGCTGAACGTGCGAATATATTACAGAAGGCACAGCATAAGAGAGATCAATGTATGGAATGCTCTAATCCTCCCGTTTATGAATGCTTATGGGCTGAGGGAATAGGCCATGCCTGGTTTTGCGAGAAACATTTCAAGGAATGGGCCACAACCGGTGATGGTAAGGGTGAAATAATCTCTGTTAAAGAAGTAAAAGATGGAATAGCAGCAAAGAAATTTGGGGATAATAGAAATCCAAATATCTGGGCTGAATTAAAGAGAGAATTCTATAAAGATGAAGGGATGGAAAAGAAATTATCAAATAAGCAAACAGAAGAATATGGGAAGGAGACAGCCGTTATTAATGAAAATAAGAAGAAACCTTTAGCAGGAAAGATTCACGAGTTTAAAGCAGCTAAATATACCCATCCCAACGGACACCCGCGTTGTCTGATATGTGGAGATGAAGAGCCGGTAGGCGGGATTTGTAATATGCCCGACAGCTGGTACCAAAAACACGAATTTGATGACGAGGAAGCCTGGGAAAAAGAGAGAGAAATTCTAAGAGAAAAGGGTACGTTACAGAAAGCGGAGGAAGGGAATATAGATTATGTGATAGGAAATACCGGCAAAGGGGTTCTGCAGCTTCACATAATGGGGATAGAGGAAGATAAAGTTTCAGAACTTAAGAAGGTGTCCGCTGAAGCAGTAAGATCCAGAGCCAATCCGACTAAATTAAAGATGCTATTAAAGGGCGCAATAGGTGAGCAAGGAGCCCATATTGATTTAAGAATGGTCAGAAAAGGCGATGATTATTTTGAAGGTGGGGAGATAATGATCGGAAACCTTACCGGTTTAGATAAATTGAAGAAGTTGAAAGAAGGTGGCAAGCTCAGGTTTGGCTGGAAGGTACCGAGGGTAGAAGAACCGGAGGCAGAGACGATTAGAGGACCCGTTTCATGGATGAAAGCCGGTAAGAATAAGATTGAGATGTTCCCACCAGGAACAGTGGGAGCTACCACTAATAAGTATGGGGCTATGCTAATCCTTGATGATTTTGATTGGAACGCAATTGAGCCACAGGATGATCATGCTAAGAAACTAAAAATAAAAAATGTAGAGGTAATACCAGAGGGGATTTACCTTTTTGCCTATGTACCGGTCACCGAGGCCGGGAAGAAGGGCGAAAGGGTGTGGATGGTATCGAAACTCAAGGAAGAAGCCGAGGCTGGAAAATCTAAGCATTATGAATTTAATAAATTTATTCCCATATTTGATATCTCTAAGAAAGAAGATGAGCATATTGTATGCGGGGTCGTCTATGCTCCGAATGAGGTAGATAGCCAGGGTGATACTACTAATGAAGAAGAGATAAGAAAAGCTCTTTATTCTTATATGGAAGGTCCGCAAAAATTTAAGGTTAACCACAAAGGTAAATACATTGATACCAAAGTATTGGAAATTTATATTGCACCAGTGGATTTTGAGATAAATAATCAAAAAATAAAAAAAGGGAGTTGGTTATTAATCGCCCGAGTATTAGATGAAAAAGTCTGGAAAGGAATAAAGGATGGCACGATAACCGGCTATTCATTAGCGGGCCGAGCTGTGCATGTTTGACATTAAAATAATTTTATTATAATATAAGAATACAAAAAATCGAATATGGAAATGCAAGTTTATAGTTAGGATCCTTAGACGGGATGCTTAAGCTTAATAAGATTGCAAAAAATCTTAGGCTTAAGCATCCCGTTTTTTTATTTGCTGGATGCTAAGCCAAAGTGAGGGGGCAATCGATGGCAAATTTAAAGAATATAGAACCAAGTGAGATAAGTTTTACCGATTTGCCAGCAACTAGAAAGAAGTTTCTATTCTTCAAAAGAGATATGCAGAAACTATTTGACAAGTATCAAGATAGTTCTGATATCCAGAAGAGAAGATTCTTAATTGCAAAGAAGGATGATAAAAAAATAAGTATTTCGATAGAGAGTGATGGGACCATCAAAGGAACAAAAATAATTGTGAGTGGAGAAGAGATTAAAAACTTGCAGGACTTTCATTTTTCTTTCTATAAACCACGGGGGGAAGAAGATAAAGTGCTTGCCGGAAATCCAATCTCTTGCTCTTATTCAAAGATTACCGAGACCGAAGATGGGTTCAAGCACAGTGATACTTTCTATCTGTCGAAATCCGAAATGGAGGTGAATGGAATGGACATGAATAAAGAATTAAAAGACTTATTGGATTCGTACTTTGATGAGGAAGTTAGCTTTGCTCCCGAGGAATTCGAGCTTGAGAAAGCTGAACTTTCTGATAAAGCCTTGAATGCCATAAAGGGAGCTTTGAAGCTAATAAGTAAATATAAAGCGGATTTTCCAGATGATCTTAAAGGTGCGGTCGGAGTGCTGGCCAAATATGCCAGCTATGGTTATGGTTATCCAGCCAAAAAAAAAGAAGAAGTTAAAAAGGAAGAAGATAAGAAAGTAGGAGATAAGGATGTAGAAGATAAGGATGTAGAGAAATCTGGGAAAGCACTTTCCAAAGATACTGTAGGAAAAGTTAAAAGCGTAATTAAAGCCTTTAACGAGCTTCAAAATGTGGTTAAAGCCTTGAACGATCTTTTGCCTGAAGGAGATCAGATAAAACTTAAAAAATCTGATGCCACCGAAGGAAAAGATGCCGATAAAGAGTTTAAAAATGCTTTAGATGAAGTAAGTGATATTGCCAAGAGATTAGAAAAGAAACTGGAAGAGAAGGATCAGACTATAGAAAAACTGGGGAAAGACTTGGAGGAAAAGGATAAAGGCATATCCGAACTTAGCAAGAGACTGGAGACCCTGGAAAAAGATAAAGGAATAAAAAAGACCATTGAAGGCCAAGATGATGGTGGAGATGATGAAAATAAACCCAAAAAGAAGTGGTCTTCATTCGGAGTATAGTCTAATGATTTAAAAGAAAATTAGGCAAAAGATTGTGAGGTGAATAATAGATGTTTAAAGTTAATAGTGAACTATTAAATAAAGAAAGCTTCCAGAAGGCATTAATCAGCATGCCTACCATTGTTCTGGCTGCCGAGGAAGCGGATAGGTTTATTGATTACGTATACGATCAATCTGTCCTCAAAAATAATGCCAGACAGGTAAAGATGGATAAAGCGAGCAAAAATATTAGGGCTATGGGATTGGGTGCTGGCAAATTTCTCCATCCAGCAGCTACTTTTGTGTCATCTGATTACAAGCAACAGCTTAGCCATAACCTTATTGTTTTGAATGCCAAAGAAGTGAGGGGTTGTGCCGTAATCCACGATGATGATATAGAGGATAACATTGAGGGAGATGCTTTCATGGACCATATTATGAAGATGGTAACCAAACAGATTGCTAATGAACTCGATGAAGCTTATTGGATTGGTGATACCCATAGCTTAGGTGGTTTCGCTAATACCGATATCAGAAGCCTCTTTGATGGCTGGAGATACAGAATCACCCATAGTGGAGCAGGCCAAGACTACGTAAATGATGTTTCCGGTTCGGCTATCATATTGAATGCGTCTCCTGGGGCAACAGCAGCCATTACAGGTGCATCACAAGCTGATCCTTGTGTAATTACGGCTGTAGCACACGGTTTTTCTACTGGGAATACAGTGAAAATTACTAATGTAGTAGGAATGATTGAACTTAATAGTAAGCTGTATAAAATTACTGTGCTTACTGTTGATACCTTCTCATTGGATGGTATAGATTCAACAGGATATACTGCATACACTTCAGGGGGAGTTTGCACCATTCAAGAATTCTTACTTACTGGGAAGATCGTTGAACAAGCCGCTACTGCACCTTATAACTGGGAATTTAAGTTTGCCAAAGCTAGAAGAAGAATGCCTGCTATATATAAGTTGGAAGGTTTGGCCAATCTCAGATTTTTCACCAATGACCAGGTAGAGGAAGATTACATCGAGGCATTAGCAGAACGTTCTACTGCTCTAGGAGATACCGCTATTTTAGGACAGGCGCCGATTCAATGGGGGAAAATTCCTATTGTTTCCTGTCCATTAATGGCTAACACCCTGGATGCGGATGGAAAACTGAATGGGGGCTCCCTTACTGACTGCATGCTAACCCATAAGGACAATTTAATTATCGGTATCCACCGGGATATCGAAATGGAAACCGAAAGGTCCGCTGCCGACAAAGCTACCTACTTCTTCTATAGTTTGAGAGCGGATTTAGCCATCGAGAACGTAAATGCCATTGTCCTGATCAAGAACCTAGCTATAGGTTAAAAAAAACTGATTAGGGGAGATTAAATGTTATACAAAATTTACAATTACGGTAACTCAAGAAACCTGCCCTACAAAGGGATGAGTATTTTCATAGCGAAAAAACAGATGATTGAGACTGAGGATAGGGAAATGGCAGACGCTCTGTCTGCCTATCCTTATATTGATGTGATAACTGAAGTTAAAGATGAAGATTATGATAATATCCATTTCTTCAAGCTTAAAAAAATAGCTAAAGATAAAGGAATCGAATTTGATAAACATATTAATAAGAAAGAATTAATTAATAGATTAAGTGAGGTGAAATAGAATGGATCTAACTAAATTAAGAGATATAGATACTAATATACATCAAATGATCAGCAGGATTCTTTCAGTAACCTTTGAGAGGATTGGCCCAGCCGGACAGGGTACTACTGGAACATCGGGTACTGCTGGACAAATTGCCATTGAAGGCCTCCATGCGAATGGAGTGGTTTTAGTTAGCGGGGCTGAATCCATAATTAAAGGCGTTGGAGCCGTAGTAGCGGCTGAGGGATATTTTACGGTCTATGATGGAGATACAACCACCCCCGCCGCGATAGACAGCAAAAAGGTAAACTATTTCGTGGTCGATTTGGGAACTGCCTAAACCAGTTAGGTAGTCTCAAAATTACTTATACGAGAAGTTTGTGGGCAAAGAGGAATAAATAGATTGCGAGTGATCTTTAATGCCAGAAAATACAATTACTCTAAATCCTCTATATCAAGGTAATAGGCGGGAGTATACCCTTTCTTTTACTGATAGCAAAGGTGCAATAATCCCTATTACCGGATGGAAAATCTATTTTACCTTGAAGAAATATGCCTGGAAGGCCGATGAAGATGCCGACGTAAAAAAGGATATATTGGTTCACTCAAATCCTCTGGGGGGAGAGACTAAAATTACCTTAACAACAGAGGATACTAAAAACTTAGGAATAGGAGTCTATAGTTTCGATATTCAGATAAAAAGAGCCGATGGGACCATACTTACTGTCTTAATAGGGACTTTAGAGATAATGCTAGTTATAACTAGGAGAAAAGACTAATGGC